CGGGCAGGCCGTCGTCGCCGATCGGCATCCAGTTGGCGGGGATGTAGCGGCGATTGCCGGCCGCGCCTTGCGAGGGGAGATTCTCCCAGGCGCAGATCTGGTTGGAGTTCAAGACGCCGATTTCCTTGAGCCGGGCCACGCCGGCCACCCGGGTCGCGTAGTCGACACGCAGCATGGCGTCCCGGTTGAATTCGACCGCGTACTCTTCGTTTTCCTTCTCCGCGACGGAGAGGAGTTTTTCAAAGCACTCCTCTTCCCAGGTGACGAGGTGGGGGTCGAGTGTGGTTTGCAAGTAGTCGGCATTCTCCATTTCGAGGCTGTTGTACGAGGTGCGGGTCGAGGAGCCGGCCTTGTGCGGCGGCGCGCAGAAGATGTTGGCCACCTCGGTCAGGCCGAACTCGCGCGACTGCATTAACTGGGCTTTTTGTGGGTCGATGCCGAGCGACTTGAAGTCCAGCCCGCCGTGGAGGACGCCGACGGCGTGCATGTTGTCCAACCCGGTCTGCATCTTGGTCCAGTTGCTGCGGAGGTCGCTTAGCTCCTCGTCGCCGAGCCGCCTGGGCGCGGTCAGGAATCCGACCGTCTGGGTCCCCTTTTTGAAGAAGGTCTCGGCGTGCTTGTGCTGGGCGACTTCGAGGCCGAAGGCGTCGGCCATGACGGTGAAGACGTCGAGCCCTTCGAGGCCGTCGAACGAGAGGCCCGGGATGTGGATCACCTCGTCGCCGCGGAGCTTGTGTTGCTCGCCGTTGACGGTGGTCACGAACCAGGGCTCGCCGTCGACGGCGACTGGGTAGGTCGCGGGCGTGGGTGGGAGGATCAAGAGGCGGGCCGGCCGCTGGGCATTGTCGCGCAAGACGGCGGCGTAGCCGTTGCCCCGGAAAATTGCGTGAAACATGACCGTCCGCTTGAAGCGGAAGGCGGGCATAAACGGGTTGGGCCGGCGGCGGATCAGCCGGTAGCCCGGGTGATCCTTGGCCGGCTTCCAGCCGCCGGCCCCGTCGCTTCGGAGAATTTTCAAGGGCAACTTGGCGACGTCGCCGGAGATCGTGTTGATAACCCGCCAGACGGGCGTGTGGCCGAGGACCTTTTGGGGGCTGAGCTGGACACCGGAGCCCGACTCGATGGACGAGCCGATGACCTTGAGGACCTCCTCACTGGAGATCGGGACGGCGGGGTTTTCGATCGAGTTGGTTACGATCCAGTCGAGGAGCGCCATTAGTGGGGCCCTTTCTTGCGTTGCTCGCTGGCGGCCCGGCTGGCGGCCCGGCTGGCGGCCCGGCTGGCCGCGGCACTGAAGAGCGCCACGAGCAGTCCGCCGGTGATCCAGGCGGCCGGCGTACTGTACTGTGCGATTCCGTAGAGGACGCATGCGTAGCCGGCCAGGCAACCCAGGTCGCGGAGGCAGCCGGGCGAGTGCCGCCGGGCGGCCAGCTTCGCGGCCTCGCGAATTCGTTGTCGCTGTTCGGGTGTCATCCGATCGGTCCTCCTGTGGGTATCTGGTTTCCCCAGGCAAGAAATCCTGGTCGCTGTTGTCGCGCGAAGATGTCAATTCGTGGCGCCGCACTGAGGCCCCGAATCATGGCATACGCCTCTTGAGGCTTCTCGCTGTGTCGGTTCGGTTTCGGCCACTGCTGGATTTGGTGCGGGCAATGCTTCGGGGCCACTAATTGCGCACCGCGACGGCCCGCCCAGAGGAGAAACTCGGCTTGGCTCCTCACGTGGCGACCAAGGCCCAGGCCCGGCTTTTGCCAGATGAACAAGCCCCGAAATTTGAAGGCCCACAGTTGGGCCAGCAGAAAAGCATCGCAAACGCTGCGCGACGTTGCCCAGATGAAAAGCTGGGCGTGGTCATGCGCGATGTCTGGGACACGAAGGGCGGCGCATTGCACGCCGGTCATCGTATGATACGGAATCAGCCTTGGTCCCGTCCCATCAAAAGCCGGTGTCGCGCCAGGCCCAGGCCACGGCGGATCGATAACGATCGTCTTGAATTTCTTCATTGATTGGTCATTGGGAATTGGTCATTCTTCATTCGTCATTCTTAAAGGAGCTGAATCCCCGCCCGCGGCTCGTTCTCCGAACCGATCGCCCCGGCCAGCGCCATAATCATCGAGACCGTGCCGTCGATCTTGCGGTAGTCGTTGGGGGACGGCTTCACCGGCCGCTTGTTGCAGTTGCAGTCGGTGTAGACGTTGGTGTTGCCCACCTGCCAGGCGAGCACGGGGTGGCCGTTGTGGTGGATCTTTTGGCTCAAGACGAGCCGCTCCAGCTCGGCCGTCGGCCCGCAGAAGTTGGTGATCGTCTGCGGGAATTTTATCCGCGGGATGCCGGTCCCCTCCTCGATCACCTGGCCGTGGCTGTCGCAAGAACCCTGCTCGATCTCCTGGGTCACCTGCTCGGCGAACTTCGGGTCGAAGGCCAGCTCGCGGATGTTGAAGAGCAGGGCCAGTTCGCGGATCTGCGACTTGACAAAGCCGTAGTCGCAGACGTTGCCCGGGGTGAGACGGACGTGGCCGGCTTCGGCCCACTGGAGCCAGGGGACGCGGTCCTGCATCTTTTTGGCGGTCTCTTCGGGGAGCCAGAAGAAGGGGAGGACCTTGAAGCTGCCGTCCTCCATGGGGAACACCAGCACCAGCGCGGTGGTATCGAGGGTTTGGGCCAGGTCGAGGCCGGCCCAGCAGTCGCGGCCGGCGAGGTCTTCGGGGGTGAAGTCCCGCTGGCAGGCGGCCCACAGATCGGGCGCAAGCCACCGCTCGCCGCCGGTGTTCCAGAGGTTGAGTGAGAGCTGCTTCCAGACGGCCAGCTCGGTGGGTGTGCGTTGGGCGTCGCGGAAGTCGGCGCGGAATTCCTCCAGGTCGATCGCCACGCCCAGGCTGGGGTTGGTCTTGTGCCAGACCTTTTCGTTGGTGTAGTCGTCCTTGGGATCGGCCGCATAGATCAGGCCGAAGTAGCGAAGGTCCTCGATGGCCCCGGAGATCACACCCTGGGCGTGTTCGTGCTGCTCGTGGCAGACCGAGAGGGGATCGTCGCCGGCGGTGGTGATGATGAATATGAGGCCCTGGTCTCGGCCCCGCATGGCATACTTCAGGGCGTCCCAGAGCTTGCGGCCCTGCCATTCGTGCAGCTCGTCGATGATGACTGCGTGCGCGTTGAAGCCGTGCTTTCCGCGAGGGATGCCGGAGAGCGCCCGGTAGAACGAGCGGCTGGCGAGGTGGGATATGTTGTAGGTCGAGCGGTTGACCTTCAGCTCGGCGGAGAGTTGCGGCGAGGCGTCGACCATGTTGACGGCCTCTTGGTGGACGATGTTCGCCTGCTTGATATCGGTCGCCGCGGAGTAGACTTGCGCGCCCGGCTCGCCGTCGGCACAGAGCATGTAGAGGCCGATCCCCGAGCCGAGGATCGACTTGCCGTTTTTCTTGGGTATCTCGATGTAGGCGCGGCGGAAGCGGCGGGTGCCGTTGGCCCGCAGCCAGCCGAATAGCGGCATAATGAGATCGTCCCGTTCCCAGGGCAGGAGCTCGAACGGCTTGCCGGCCCAGCGAGAGCCCTTGGAATGAGACAGGTAGCGAGGGAAGAAGCCGGCGGCGTGCTCGGCCAGGGCGACGTCGAAGCGGCAGCCCTTGAGCATGGCCCGCTCGTTGGCCTCGCGGCCGGGCGGCCGGTCGATCCAGCACGCCCAACCCTCGCGGCGGGCCCGACGCTTCAGGGTGGATAGTTTCACGAGATCTCACGCTGCGGCTTCCGTTGGGCAAACGCCGAGAGCGAATCGGGCGTCTTGGGCTTGTCGACCTGGATCCGAGTGCGGGCCGAGGGGGTCATCCCGAATTCGGCCAGCAGGACGCGGAGCTGCTTCCAGGTGCGGTCCATTTCGCGGACCCAGGGATTCTCCCAGACCTCCGGCAGACACGCTTCGCCGCTCTCGGCGTGGACCTTAATCAGGCGGATGGGGGCTAGTTCGGCCACCTGCTTGGCGGCCGTGACGTAGCGGACGTAGAGATTGCAGAGCCCTTCGAGGGCGACGGTGTCGATGGTGGTGAGGAGTCCGCAGTCGTAGAGGACGCGGGCGAACTTCCGCCAGTGGGTCTTGGCCGCTTTTGAGAGGTGTCGCGGGGCCTTTGGCAGGCTGGCCGCGGGTTCCGGCTCGCGCTCGTTGAGCGGCCGGTCGGCACGCTCCGCGGTTCCCTCGAGGATGCGGAGCCGGCGGGGCTTGGGCTTGCGACCTTTCATCGGCCGGGGGGCTGGAGAGTTGAGCGGCACGGGAGCTGAGTACCCAGCATGCCGGTCTGCGGGGGCCCAGATCGACAGGGCGGCTTACAACGGGGTTGCCCAGGGAAACGGTCCCCAGGCAGCGCAGGGTTGCGCCTGGGGCGATCCGACCGGTCGGGGCGATTTAGCGCCGGTCAGGGCGGGCCTGGCAGGGGCGTGCTGCCGTGCCCTGGACCGTCGTCGAGCCTGGCGGTTGGCAGTCCCGCTTCTGGGGGTTCGGGGGTTTTTAATTGCGGGTTTTTTCGCGGAGGGA